ATGACTATCCAGGCAGAGACACTCGTACAACTGACCAAAGCGCTTGAAAAGCGTGGCATGAAGATGGTGTCAGACGTTCATTTCACTAGAGCGCCTTACCGATACAACCACCGCTGGATCTGCATCGTAGAGTAGACATGCTTGTTGCCGGCGCCTGGACAAAGCATCCAGCCGCCGGCGCCGCTCAGCTTCGACTCTTAAAAGCTGCTTGCTCAAGCCCAGATGACCGTCTCCGTATTGATCTCCGCCACTTCGGTAGCGTTGAACTGCCGCTGGCGGTGAAGGTCGTCTCGCATGTCCGTAAAGTTGATTTTCTTGATAGTTAGTTCTTTCAGAACCAAGCCCGAAATTCTATAAATGCCGCAGTCCGAACAATCGATAAGTTCGCCGCCATGAGCTTCTTCCGCTACCTTCGCCTCGAGGCCGCATAGATAACATTTCATTTTTGAACTCCTGTTTGCCGGTGTTCAACAGATCGTCTCGTCGACAAGGAAGTTTCAATCGAAAAGCGTCACCAGCGCAGAGCGATTGTGGATCGGATCCTTAACCACGATTCGGCAGCAATAAAAAACCCGGCGCGAGGGCCGGGTCTTGTGCGAGATGAGTTCATTGCGCTTTTTTCGCGCCGCCGTTGTCGCGGCCCGTCTGGGCATCTTGATCAGAGCCAGGATTGCCAGGTGGAGGATTCCAGTCTTCTGGGCGTTCGTCGGTACCCTGCTTTGGCTCGGAGACAGCCCGCTCCAGACCAGAATCGTGCCCCTCGCCAGATTCAGGCGTTTGCTCGCTTGGCCCTGGATATGGCGCTTCAGGGCCGTTGTTGTCTTCTATCATCATCTTCTCCCGTCAGTGGCGCACAGGCTGCGCTTAGTAATTAGAGAAATGTGCAGACAAGGAGTGCGATTTACTTGACGAGCGGGCATAAAAACACGACACACCCTAAGAAGACAGGTTCCAGAATCATCCTGCCAGAAACAACAAAGCCGCTCGAAAGCGGCTAAGTCGTTGAATTGTATGGTCGGGACGGAGTGATTCGAACACTCGACCCCTAGCACCCCATGCAAGCGGACTGATCTACAGCCCGCCAAACCCGAGGCTTCGCGCCGGGCGCTCGCTGCAACGATGCCCAACCGTGCGCAACCGCGTTTTACAAAGTCACTCGGAAAGTCACTGAGCCTTTTTGGCACCATCTCCGGCGTCCTGCCGACCTTCACCAATCCAAACGGCTACAGCTCGTCGCCTCACCCTCGCCCGTTCGCATCGCCTCGATTACTGTATATGCAAACAGTGTTCAGTAAGGCGCCACCGTGGACCCCCTCTATATAGAAGACACCGACGATTGGCTCGGCAACCCGACCCCGCTCGAAACCTGCCGACACCAGCTCAGGATGTACGAGAACGAATTCGAAGCGCTCACCCTCAAGCTTGATCGAGCGTTGGCGAATATCGAAGGCCTGGTCAGAGACAATGACGCACTCAGGCAGGAGAGGGATTCTCTCAAGGCCAAGCTTCAGCACGCCGAAGGGGCTTTGCTGAGCGAGAGGCGAAGATTCGCCGACGTCGAGCACAACAGAAACCATCTGTTCAATGAAAACCAGCGCCTGTTCAGAGAAGCTCGAGATCGTGAGGAATTAGCATGTCATTGCGAATGCTGCGCCGAAAAAGGTTTGTGACGAAGCCAGCCCTTATGGGTCTACGCTGAATCAGATCCAGCCGAGGGTATGGCAATGTGCGGACGACTCTCGCAATACAGCGGCATTCACGACTTCGTGGCGGCGCTCAGCATGCCGAACGCGTTCATCAACTCGACCGGCGAGCAACCCTTTGAGCGGTACAACGCCGCGCCGACCACTCAGCTCGCCCTCTTCCACCAGGAAGGCGAGTTTCTACACGCCGACATGGTTCGCTGGGGATGGCGCCCGCACTGGGCAAAAGACCGCGCTGCTCCAATCAATGCGCGCGTGGAGAAAGTCGCACATGGCCCGTTCTTCCGCGCGACCTGGCCGCACCGGGCAATCATCGCGATCAATAACTGGTTCGAGTGGGTCGATGAAGGCGGGCCAAAGAAGCAGCCCTACCTTATTCGGCACCGCGATCAGTCCCCAATCCTCTGCGCCGCGATCGGCCAATACCCGAATGAGGAGCATGAGCCCGGCGAGCACGACGGCTTTGTGATCATCACCGCCGACAGCGCCGGCGGCATGGTCGATGTCCACGACCGGCGCCCGGTCGTTCTTCCGCCAGAGCTTGCCCGGGAATGGCTGGACCCGGCCACGCCGAAAGAACGCGCCGAACAAATGGTGCTGCATGAGGGCGAGCCATCAGAGGCGTTCGAATGGTTCAAGGTCGACCGCGCCGTGGGCAATGTCCGCAATCAGGGCCCCGACCTTATCAAGCCGATTAAAGAAAACAGCCTGTTCTAAGCCGAACTCAGCGCGCGCAGGCGGTTCTCTGTCGCGTTGTCGAAGATCACGTAGAGCTTGTCGATGGTGGATTCGGTTAAGGCGCGCGCCGACTCCAGGCCATAGACGAAACCCTCAGCCCTAGCGCCTGCCTTGGCTGCGATAATCATCGAATCGGCACGCGCAATCTCAGCCAGAAGCTTGTCTGCAGCGCGCTCAATGTTCGGGCTCAGTTCTACACCTTCCATGTCGCCTCCTGCTTTTTTGGGATCAGCGACAGGATAGCGGTATCCGCCTCAGGGCACATCCTTGAAGAAAACGTGGTGACCGAGCTTCAGCGTCTGCTTGGCCTTCGCCGCCCAGGCCGGCGCCTTGATGCTGGTGGCGTAGTAGTGGGTGGCCCCGCCGGTGGGATCCGGCACCTTGCCGTCGATCACTTGGTCAGCCGCTACCCGGCACTGCGCCAGCTCGCGGAAAGGGATCTCCTTCACGCCGATCAGGAACTGGTAGTTCGGGTCGGTCTTGTTCCAGCAGCTGAACTGCCACGGCTTTTGGCACACGCCCGCGTAACCTTCACCCCACCACGACTTTTCCTTTCCATCGAACACGCGGTTGCGGATCGTCCAAGCCACGGCGATCTGCCCCGCCGTTCCTTCGCCGCGAGCTTCGCCCCAGATTGTGCGGGCGAGGATGTCGCGGTCTTTCTCGGTTACTGGCATCACTTTTCTCCAGGCAAAAAAAATCCCGCTCGATGGCGGGTTTCGGTGTTCGATGCGGCTCAGGCTGCGTCGGGGCCGCTAAGCAAAGGCGCGGCGATGATTTCCGGGATCGGTGGTTCGGCTGGCCATACCGGCGCTTGATACCAGGTAGGCTGAACGGTCACCTTGCCCAGCGCGAACTTATAGGTTTTCCACGCTTTGAGCGTGACCAGCAACGCGGCCTGCTCTGCCTCATCCTCAGCCGTCGCCTCTCCCACTTCGATACCGAATCCGATCGTGTCGATTCGATCCTGAATGCGGGCAATTTGCGACACCGCTGCACTGTTGCGCGCGGCGAGCTCAGCTTTTGCCAGCGCCAGCGCTTCGGCAGCCTGAACAGCATCCTTCATCGCCTTGGTGATCAATTTGCTCCAATCGATATTCACTTGGCTGCCTCCGTGGGTTGCTCTGGATCCGCCAGTGGTTGCGGCAAACTCACCACACCCTCAGGAACACTCAGTAAAGGTTCCGGGTACGCCTGCTCTGGACTGAAATTGATGGGTAGCGGAAGGAAGATTGTGATCTCAAGCTCCCCGCTCTTTCGATCAACCTGTCCCGCGAACCAGGATGAGCTGATCGCCGTGGCCGGCAAGGTATCGCCCTCTTGAATGGGGGAAAAATCGAAGGTCTCGCCGTTTACCACAAGCGCGTCACCGATGCGGACAACGCTCAGTTCGGCGTCACTACGGATGGGTTGCAGATCAATCCTCATCAGAACCATCTCCCAATCGAAAAAATATTGAATGCCACGCTCGAAGTAACAGTCGACGATGCCGGGGAGGCGAGAAACAGACTGAACGTGTTGCCGTTGGTGGCTTCTGCCAAGGGGCACCATGCTGCACGTCCCGCTGCAGAAGGGTCTCGCACTTGAACAAAAAGCAGCGGTGCGGCGGAAAACAATGCGGGCATATTGCCGACTATTGGCCCGGAAAAGCGGTTCGCTGCCACTGCCGACCAGCCGGGGGTTAGGCTGAGAGTTTGCGCAGTGATCATCAGACCTGATGCAAACTTCACCCATGATCCGGCGCTGCTCGAGCCGGATTCAAAAATTGCACCAGTAGGAACGCCGGCGTTTTGTGAGACCGTGCCAAGCACTGCCGCTACAGCAGCAGTTCCCAGCCCGAGCCCGGTGCGAGCGTCAGGAGCATTCTTACCGCCGGTTCCGCCTTGGGCCACAGAAAGCGCTGTGGTCAGAGCCGACAGGGAGTTGATGTCGCTGTTGGCGCCCGATTTGGCCGCGCCAAGGGTTGATCGCGCAGCGCTCGCATCGGCAGCACTCAACAATCCCTCAATGAAAATTGAAAGATCGTCGATTCCGGTACCGCCCTTGCTGGCCGGCAGAATGTCGTAGTTGCCAGTGGTGCCGAGCGCCGCCAGCTTCTCCCCGTAGTTATTGAGGATGGTGCGCACCTGGTCGGACAGGTCCTTCTGGTAGCCCTGCACCGGCATGATTGAGTAAAAACCGCCGGCCGCTGTCGGGCCTTCGTAGTTCGGAGAGATCGACAATGCGGTGTTGCTGGCGATGTTGGTCACCTCGTACCAACGACCGTCAGGGCCACGAAAGCCGTCGCCGACCCGGCTATTTGCAATGAAGGCAGTGCCGGTACCGATCACCGCATTGGAATTTTGGGTGACAGAAACCGTTCCCGTCTTGTACCAAGGCATGGAATGCATCCTATAAATGGGTTATGCGGCTTGTTTTGCAAACACTGCCGGCAGGAAGAAAGCGAAGGGGTTCGATGCCGCGATAGTGATCGCGTAGAGCGTGCTGTTGGGGAAATCCCACCAGCAATAGAGTTCGCGGGGGATGCCGCTCCCCGAGGTCATCGGCATGCCGAATGTGTTGAGCAACATGTACTCGTTCTCAGGGAAGCTGAACGGAACGCTGTAGAAGATTCGCGTCAGGCCCTGAGGGGTGGTGTCGTAGCGAACATACGTCCAGTTCTGGAATGCTCGGGTAAACGTTGCGTTCGGCGTGCCCGGGTCAAACAACAGCTTGCTGGCACCGTCCCACAAACGCATCCCGTATTGAGCGACAGGCTGAGCCCCAAAGGCGGCAACGAAATAACGCCCATTCAGGCCAGTAACGCTGACGTCGTACGCCCTGACATAGAAGCCAGTCCAGTTGCCCGCAGAGCCGATAAGGCTCATGCGGCAAAGTCCCGCCACTCCGTTGATAGTGTCCGGCCGCACGAATACAAGCGGTGGTTCTTGGGATGTGACCGGCCGCGCGAACGTGGTAACCGATCCAAGCCCAGACTCTTGGTTCGGTGCGTATCGCCCTGAAGCGATAACCATCAGTCGTGAAAACTCTGAATCCAAAGTCACGACGTTATTGTTGTTTGTGAACTGAACGCCGTAGCTCATCAGCTCCACCTCATTACTATCAAGCGCATGGTTCCGGAGGACGTGGTGCTCGCCGCGTACGTCCGGGTGTAGTTGTAGACGCGGACGACTCCGTCGAGCATCTCGGTTTCGAACTGCATCTGGTTCTGCGAATAGGTGCCGATCGGAATGACGATTGCCGTCCCGTTGCCAGGGCCTACACCGGGAACGGCGAAGTCCTGCGTTCCTTTACTCGCCCCAAGCGCGAAGGTCACCTGGACTGAAAGCGCGACTCGTATCGTGAAAGAGTTCTCATCCAGCTGGAGCGCCCCATCGGCGCCCCATATCCTCATGCCGAAGCTCATGCGTTCAAGTTCCCCCACTGATAGCGCTTCACGCCGTTCTCATCGAACACCTTGCCGCCGTTGTTGTTGATGACCTGACGAGCGCCACCGCCAAGTGGGCTGTTCAATTCGAAGTTGCCAGCCTTGTCGATGCGCCAGCCCTGCACCCCGGCGATGTAGTTGTCCGACTGGATGAAGAAACCGATCTTGGCGTTTCCGATCGATGCGTCTTTCACAAACAGGGTATTCAGGAAGACCTGCCCGCCCTCCACCGCAAACGGCACCGATATGGCGCCGCCGGCGATGGTGTTGACGATGGCGAACCGGTCAGCGCTGACCAGGAACTGACTTTGCAGCCCGGCGCCGGTGTTCTCGATGCCGAGGCCGATGCCGGCTGCGATGTACTGCCCCGTACCTGAGTTGTATTGCATCTTCACCGACCAGCTTGTGGTGATTTTGCCGTTCACGTCATTGACGATTGACGTGTTCTGCTCAATCGCCGCCTCTTGATTGCCGACCGTTGTGCTCAGTTGGGTCAACTGCTGAGCTGTTGCCTGCTGGTTTGTAACAACAACCTGCTCGAGCTCGGTAATGTTCGCCGCGTTCGCTCCGATTTTTGCGTCGAAGGTCGTTATACGCCTTGCCATTGCCTCGTTCTCGGAGGCTCGAACCTTCGATTCGGAAGCGATGGCCGCAGTGCTGGTGTGGCTTTTGATCGCGTCCGCGAGATCGCCAGCGCCGTCATCGTCTCGGTAGGAGGCGCGAAGGGCTTCGAAGGCTGTCGCTTGCGCAGTAACCTCTCCGTCGAGTTCGATGATCTCGGTGGTATTGGTCGCCACCTGCTGGGCAAGGCCGTTTGCCGTCTCGATCGACTGGCCGACATCCAGCCAGTAGTCAGCATTCGGCGGTGGGGTGTTGATCGGCACCTGCTCGGTCGCTTGGTAGATGCGCCCATCTTCGACCACCATTTGCCCGGCCTCATAAATCTGGTCAGGCTTGTAAGCTGAGAGGCCATCGAGCGCGTCGATTTGATCCTGGAGGCCGGGAATCTTGTCGATTTCATCAGCGAGCTCCTGCCCCAGCTCCGTCTTCGTGATTTTTCCACCAAGAGCGGCCAGGTATGCGGAGACATCGTTCGAGGCCTGAGCAGGCACATAGAGAAACGAGCTTTTCCCGTACGCATTGGAGGAGCGGACGAAATAGTAGTAGTTCTTCCAGAACCCCAGCCCAGTGTGCGTAAAAGAAAGCCCCTGACCCAAGTACTCGGCGTCATTCGAGGTCGCAGTCGGCGAAGTGCTGAAGAAGTATTCGTAAGTGCCGCCGTTCAGTCCGTTCTGAGAGTTGCTCGGAATCAGCACAATGTTGTCGATCGACGACTGCACAACACAGCTTTCCGGAATCGGCGGGCCGTTGATGCTGACGGTGATCGTCACCTCACCTGAACGCGCCATGGGGCCGGCGGCCGCCACGCTCATGGTGTAGTTGCCGGACGGCAGTCCATTGATGGCGCACTCCGTCGACGTCGCAGGAACGTTATGCGACTGAATTGCGGTAGTGCCCTGCCGCACGATGACGATGTACTCCTTCACCACGCCAGCAGGAGGAGTCCACGACAGGACGCCCTGCGTTACCTCGGCCGTGGTGTCCTGCGTCCACGCGAGATTCGTTGGCGTGCCCAGTCCGCCGGAAGGCAGATTGATGAAGCCAATGGGGTTATACGGTTGGCCGACGGCGTCGTCGAAGATCGCAGGCTCGTACTGCTTGACTTGAACCGTGCAACCCTCGCGATCGCCCATCGACCAGTCGGAGACTATGAACTCGCCAAGGATGTTCAGCGACGGCAGGTTTACGCGCACCACACGACCCGGCCGGCAGTTGTAGCCGGCGAAGTTCATCGGGATGCTGATAGCGCCACCGGCGCGGCGCCGTCGCAGCTCCATGTTCGCCAGGCGCTGCGCTTGGTACGGATTGGTGACATAGGAATAGGTCAGCGTCTCCGCCGCCTCACCGCCGTCCTCAACGATCCATTCGGCTACGCTGACTTCCGGGTAATCCGTCTCGGTCCACGACTGCTCCGGATCAATGAAGGTGCCGCGTACGGTGTTAATTGCCGTGTCATTGGTTGGCTCAGTGCTGCCGGTGACTGTGCCGATCACCATATCCTCGGTGATCTCGAAGTCGTACGGGCCGTAATAGGCGCCGGCCTGGAACATCCAGCGGCCGCCAACACGGATCAGATGCCCGCCCGACGCTGCTTCCAGCTTCTGGAGAACGCCGGTGCGCTGCTCGTCCGCGCCAATTACGCAGCCGGTGCGATACCGCTGGCTCGTCGAGCCGTCGGCATTGGTAACGCCTTCGTCACAGACGTTGGCAGCGCTGGCGAAGGTCTCGAAGACGATTTCATCGTCCGGCACGTTGCAGCGGTTGCGCAGGAACCAGAGCAGATGCAGCGCAGTGTTTGCGCTGTAACCCGCCGCCCCGGTGCGCGGATCGTAGATATCATTCCGCCCGCGAACCACAAAACGCGTGTCGGGGATACCCGATGGAAACTTCTCCGCGCTGTAACGCAAGGAAACCCGCACGTAGGACAGGCCGCGACCGATCTGCGAGTCTTTCCAGTCGGGGCAGTTTGCCTTAAGGAAAGCGTTCACCTGAGTCGGATTGACGACCAGCTCGTAGCTGGCCAGCGGGCCGAACGCGCCGATCTCTTCCTCGCCGAGGTAGATGTTTTCGAGGGCATCGATTGCGCCCTCACAGAGCACGTACACCAGGTGCAGCCATTCGCCCTCGCCCTGATCGCCGGACTGCTCCTGCGCCCACACCAGCACGCCCCCGGTGGAGACGCGACCGAGGATGAACCGCACGGGTGCCTTCGAGGAGCGTACGGTCTGGGCAGACGGCTCGTTGTCGCGCAGGGGCGATTTGGTGTTGAGCTTTTCCTGCTGCTCGGCGGCGTAAAAGGCAAGCGCTGCGCCTGCAACCGCGCCCCATGGGTTACCGGTCTGCAAAAATCCTGCTACGGCCCCGACCACAACCGCACCGAGTTTTTTAACGCCGCCGCTCATTCAATTCTCCACGCGGCCAGTGGCTCGCACTCAACCCGGGCCGCGCCGTCATCGGTCGCAGCCCAGTAATCTCCCGCCCAGAACACGGCCATGCTTCGGCCGCCGGGCGCGTCGTACAGCACGACATCACCGCGCTGGATGAACGGCAGCGGCACCCGGGCAAAGTGTGTATCCCACGCCGCCTCAAGGCTGCCGTGCTGCTTCTTCAGTTGCCGCTTGGCACCGGTTTCCGTCGTGTACTTGCCCCGGTAGTTCTCCGCCGGATCGACGCCGCACACAGAGGCCGTGCAGTCGGCGGCGAACAGACAGCAGTCAAATTCGCCCCATGAAAAAGGCCGCTCTTGGGCGGCCTTGATCGTTTCGTTCAGACGGGTTGTCCAGTCTCGGTAGCGCATGGCTAGCTTCCATAGGTGAATGTCGGCGCGTCCTTCTTCGAGCCCCAGTAAATGGGCCACTCGGACATCTGGGCGATGGCGTAGAAGAACCGGTCGCCCTGATGACGCGCGCGGTGGTTTTCGTCGGTGAATCGTTCGGTACCGGTACGGCTCCACTCGGCCATACGGTCAATAACCGGGACGGTGATGCTGTTGCCGTCCTCGCCATTGCCGGCAAAGGAGAACTTAGCCGCGTCCATCCGGCCGGAGAACAGGATGTCCGCCGCGTAATTGCCGGCCTCGTCGAACACCACGAACATGACTTTGGCCATCCGCCCACGGCAGCCTCGGACATTGGTTTCCGAAAGGATGTAGGCGTCCAAGCCGCTGAGGGTCAGCTCGACCGACATTGGCGACCCTGAGTTGTCGCTCTCCTGCGACTGGCTCACCTGGCCGAAATTGCCCACGCCGAGGTACGTGATGCCGTCGATCACCAGATCACCGGTACCTGTGTGCGCGAAGACCATGCCGTCGACGAAGTCGAGCTGCACGGCGTACACCGGCATGAAGCGGCCGGTCGCAATGATGTTCACCACGCTCTGGCTGAACGGGAATGCTGATGGCATCAGAACGCCTCCCTGAATTGGTAGCTGCCGTTGGCGATCACCGGCTTTACGGACATGGCCCAGGTGTCGGTGGTCATGCGCATTTCGGAATATGGGTTGAGGTACTCGACGGCGGTACCGGCCGCGAGCGTCCTGCGGATCCGCTTGTTGAGCGACACCGTAACTCTGCCCTGCGCGTTCGCCGACGCTGCATCGGTAACCTCGAACATCTCGCCTGCGATGGTGATGTAGTCGCCAGCAGCAAACACCGCAGCATTCGCCGGCGCGCCGCCGATGACCATCGACCGCGCTTGCGCGTTGCCTGTGACCACTGAGAGCGCGCCGACGCTGTTGGTGCGCCGGCGCGTGAACGCCGGCAAGTTGAAGGTGCCCATCATTCCGTCAAGCTTCCCGAGGAATGAGGACAGCTGTCGCTCCTGCTCTCTGGTCAGCAATCCGAAGGTTAAGGTGCACTGCCAATAGGCGCCCGGGTAGCCGACGATCTGCTGGGCATTCGAGAGCGTCGAGGTGAACGCCCTGCTGTTGTTAACGATGCCCCACGTCATTTCTGACGGGCGCAGCGAAGCCGGCCACGTGAGAGCCATGCAGTACTCCTTAAATTGCTTAGCGCCGCGCGATGAGCTGGCGGATGGTTCCGTTCATTTTCAGGTCGCGCACGACGAGCTCGTAGCCGCCCTTGGCGCCCTGCATCGCCGCCTCGCGCACCATGTTGACGGTGGCGTCATCTGGTGTGCCTTGGAAGCTGAAGCTCTGGTGGAAGACTGGAGCAGCCGAAGAGCCCGACGAGATTGGGACGACGTTGGAGGTGGCCGCCGCAGCGGTTGCGCCGACGTAACCGCCATCTGCGTACCCTTTGGCGTTCGCGTTCATGCGCTCGAGGAATTCCCGTGCGCCTGGCTGGCTCACCGCTTCCTTGCGGACAACGAACTCGCCGCCGTGCACAACGCCCTTCGGCTCGAACTTGCCGCCGTCGCCCGTGTAGCCGCCGTCGGAGAAGCCGAACTTCGAGCCGTAGCCAGCGGCAGATGCGCCGAGCGTGGAAGACGTTGCGCCGGCAGATCCGGCTGCGAGGCCATTGCCGGCTGAGGCGCCGGCGGTCAATCCGCTGAAGACGGTGCCGAAGATGCCAACCGCCGCCTGTCGCACCTGGATGCGGATCAGGTCAGCGATGATGCCGTCCGCCAGATCCTTGAACGACAACTTCCCGGTCTTAACGAACTGGATGATGCCGTCTTCCATGTTGCTGAAGGCATTGGTGAACAGGTTTCGAGTCTGGCCGGCGACATCGCGCGCCTGCTCCGAATAGGTCTGAAACGCCGACGAAGCACCGAGCGCCCAGTCCGATTGGGCCTTGTCCACGTCCGTGTAGTACTGCTGCTGCATGCCGAGACGGGTTTGCAGCGCTGATCGGAGGGCTTCGGTTTGCTGGTTGTACAGCTCGGTGCTGCCTGAGGATTTATCGCCTTTGTTGTAGTCATATGTCAGCCGATCCATCTGCGACTGATACGACTGCTGGATTTGTTGCTGCTCCTGCAACCGCTGAAGAGCTTTATCCCCCAGTCCTGCGCCGGCCAACTTATCGTTCAACCCGCCTTGCGCAAGCTTGAGCTGTGAGTTCAGATTCTCCTGGAATGCCAGCAGCTTCTGCGTCTGGTCTGTGGAGATCTTTTTGAGTTCGTTCTCTTTTTCCAGACCCGCGTTGCGCTTGAGTTGTGCTGTGATCAACTGCTGATTTGCTAAGAGCGACTGCTGGTCCGCAGTCAGAGTTTTCTTTCCTTTGATATCAGCGAGTTCCTGCTCCCACTTGATCAGCGCTTGCTGCGCGGCCCCGAGCTTTTGAACGCCACCTCCTTGCGCCCCGATCAACGAATTCTGCTGAAGCAATACCGCGTATTGCTGCTTGGCCTGATCGAGAGCTTTTATGCCGGCGTTTTCGGTGTAGGCCTTTGTCTTGGGCTGGCTCTTGTCGAACTTGGCCTGAATGTCAGCAACTACCTTGTCGATCTCCGCTTGCGACCTTCCTGCCTCGACGCCAAGTTTTCGCGCGTCTGCGATGTCTTTCGCCAGCTTTGCTTGATCGCCAAGTTCCTTTTTCGACAGAGCATTCCATTTGCTCTCAGCGGCGATGCGGTCCTGATTCTGCCGAGTTGCTGCGGCGTCAATTTCGGCTTTTGAAGCCGCCACATCACGCTGCTGCTTCAAGGACTTGAGCTGAGCCTCAATGAATTTTGTCGACTGACTGTCTGGGCCCAGCTCGTCGCTGAAGAAGCTCGACAGAAAGCCTCCGGACTTTCGCCCTTCCAGAACCTTTTCCAAGTTCGCAATCTCCTGATTCAGATCAGGGAAGAGAGAGCTTTTTACATTGGAATACGCGTTGCTAATCGCGGTGCCGATATCGTTCCAGTCGCGCTCGACCTCTGAAAGTGAATCGCGATATTTCTTCAGTCGCTCCTGAGCATTTTGGTTCAGTGACTCGCTTAGGGAATCAAGCGCCTCCTGCTTTTTGCCTTGGTTGTCCAGCGCAACGATTACCTCATACTGCGCGGAGGTGAGCAGCCCATACTGGGCGCTGATCTTTTCGGCTGCCTTGGTAGCGTTGTCGCCCATGTCTCCCAGAGATTTGGCAACCTCACCTGCACCCTTCCCAGTGAACTCTGAAATTGATGCTGATGCCTCGGCCAGATTTTTGAACTGGACCTGGCTGAGCCCGCTGCTTGCGGCGAGCGCCACCACGGCGTCTTTGGCCTGAGACAAGTTGCCGGTTATTGTCGCGGTGTCCTTTGAGATTTTCGAAAGACTTGCCGACGTCTGTCCGGAGCTTGCCGAGCCTGAAAACAGAGCCTTATTGAAGGCACTCGCCTCTTTTTCGGCATCGTAATACACCAGCGCCAGCGCGCCCGCTGCCGATGCCGCAACAGTGAAAGGGTTAACGAGGCTCAGCAGGTAGCCGCCCAACGCTTTGGAGGCCGCACCAATACCGCCAAACGAATCTTTGATTTGAGCCCCTTGTTGCAGGAAGACGGTGAGCGGTGCCTGCCCCCCTTGAAGCGAGACGAAAATATCGGAAAATTGAGCGGGCAGCATTCTCATTGCGGCGGCCGTCTGCTTTGAGGTGTTGCCTGTTCGAGTCATGGAGTCGTTGAAACGGGCGAGCTCGGCGCGTGTCGCACTGATTTTGGACTGATAATCGGTGTAGGTATCGAGGTCTAGGGTGCCGGAAGCGCGATGACGAGCCAACTCTCGTTCTTGGCGATCAAGCTCCCCAAACTTTTTTGTGAGCGGATCGATTTGACCAAGAAGCGATTCGATTTCGTTGCGCTCTGAAGCGAAAGATTTCGTAGCCTTGTCGGCGCTCTTGCCCGCGCTCTCCATTCCGCTGCCGGCCTTCGCCATTGAACGCTGGGTGGGAATTCCCAGTGATTCCAGCTCTTCAAGAGCCCTTCGCGTGTCCGCAGCTTTCTGTTCTGCGTCCCGACTATCAATCTCCAAAACCAAGCGCGATGTTTGAGCCATACCTTTCTCCAGGCATAAAAAAACCCGCCGAAGCGGGTCATTTGTGCAGGCATTCAGCTCTGCAAGATTTTGGCTTTTTCAGCCTCGTACTCGGCCTCAGTGAGGAGGCCTTTCTCTTTTAGCCCGCCGAGCCGTTCTATCTTTTGATACTTGTCCTCAGAAGGCTCAGCCTCAGGGCGAACTCTGATTGGTTCAATCGGTGCAATGGAAGATGCGGACCACACGATAGAGACCACCCAGCCAATTAGCGTCCAGCCGAGGAACAGGTTCAACAGGAGGATCGAGTTGAAATTTGGATGCCGGCGGTGGCGTGCGTTGAGACTTGGCATGAAGTAGACCAAAAACCCCACGAACAACAGGACCAGCAATCCCAGTGGACCGGTATCGTTTTGCATGCCAAACCTCCCTGATTAATGGCAGCAATCTACCACCATCCGCAGGAAGCACCAAAACGGGCTGTACGAATCCCCAGTAACGCCATTTCGCTCACCGATAGTAGCCTCTCGCCTTCACGCAACGGATAACCCCAGTCCTTTGCCTGCAAGCCCAAGGACTGGGATTGCGCCAATTTCGGCGCGTTTATGACCTGGAGGTCGCAATGAGCAGCTTTGAGGGAGCCCTGATTACCCATAGGGGCGTCACGTTTGCCGTCGTTATCGTAAAACACCACTACACGTCGTCATCTAGCGCAGCGCAGCCGGTCCGCGAATCGTTCCAGCCGCACTTTCCAGGAGTGCCCGTTGTTCTTGCGTCACAAGATTCGCGGGGAACCTTCCGGTATCACGGTCGGCAAGATCTGGCCAAACTCCTTGCAAGCCTTCACCCTTCGCAGATTCCGTGGCGCAAATACCACACGTAACTGAGACCATTTCGGACTCGTCTCCCGCAGGCGTGAATCTATTCATTTTTGCTCCTGCGGGACGTCCCGCGTTGTAGTTAATCCTCACCACCAGCTAGGCAAACCGCATCCAGCGCAAACATCACATCATCAATCTCATCGCGCGGCAGCGGCGACGGGTGCGACTCCAGCCAGTCGGAGATCTCCCGCGCCGACAGTGGGAGCGGGAATGCTCCAGCCATCCCGGCGATGTACCGGCGGCCGCGAGACACGTTCCGGTACAGGTTGAGCAGGTAGGCAGTCAGCGGGTCATTGTCGGGCTCGCCGGGGATCGCCATCTTCAGGCGCGAGTAGACCGCCCGGCGCTTCTCACTTTCCCCGCCCCACTCTTGCTCCCACTCGAAGCGGGCGACTGCTTTCCCACCGACTCAGCTCGCTCTTCAGCGGCATCGTTGGCGGCCAGCGCGCCTTCGCGCAGCACGAAGATGAAGAACTCGATGTTGTTTTCCAGCAGCTCTGCGGCCACTGGAGGGCTGTATTTGATCGGATTGCCGTCGGCATCCAGCACGCCTTCCCAGTCCTTCACGATGAAGTGACTGAGCAGCATCGCGTGGTTCTGGTGCTCGGTCATTTCGCCGGCGACCACGCCCACCTGGCCTTCTTCGAACCGCGCGTCGTTGCGCTGGATCCGGCGGCGCATGCGCTCGAGGGCGACTTGATATTCAGGGTTGTCGATGCTGGCCAGCAGGATCTTGGTATCTTCGTCGAACTTCGCCCAGCGCTCACCGGCGATCGCCGGCTTCTTCTTGCCCAGTTGCAGAGCCATTTCAATTCCTCAACGCCACGCCAATAAAAGGGCTCCCCCGGCCGGCGTTTGAACCGAGGGAGCCAAAGGGTTTACGGGGTTGGATCAGCCGCTTCGCGGGTGATGGTCGGGCTGAGCTTGGCGACGGTGTAGTTCAGCGTGACCTCGATCAGGTCGCGCTTGCCACCGTTCGGCAGCTCGCCGTCCACTTCCACGGCCGGGAAGTTGAACGTGTACTTGTTGCCCAGCGAGTCGGTGATCGGGAAGACAACGGCGATCGGCGTCCGGGTGAAGGTGTTCTTCCAGATCTCCCACGCGCGCTTCGACCAGGCCAGCGTGATGCTGCCGGTGACCGCCGCCTCGGTGGCGATGTGCGCGCCCGGCCCCAGACGATCGGAGCCAAGGCAGCGCTGAGTTTGCAGGCTGTTGTCGAGGTTCACGGTCATGGCCGAGACGCAAGCCACGCCTTCCAGCGACTGGCCGTTCACCAGGATCGTGCCGACGTTGTTGTTCGACAGGAACGGGGTGGTGGTCGGCGCATTCGGCGAAACGACAATCGGGGTGTCGCCGTCGGTGTAGTCCAGGCACGCCATGTTGAACGTGGCGGTCACCTTGCCTTCCGACGGGATGTCCAGAGCGAAGGTCGAGACGTGCGCGCCCTTGAACACGCCATAGACGCCGACGTCGTTGTAGCCCTTCGCGATGCTGAAGGTGTGGCGTGTATCGCCCACGCGCAGGACGTCGGCCGTCCAGACGCCGTAGAAGGCAGCTTCGAGCAGCTGGTCGAACGAGCCGAACGAGAACTCGGCTGTCAGATCGCCGCCGATATCGATGCTGGTCGCCACCGAGCCTTGGCTCAGCCGGGTGTCGGTGATTTCGTCGCTGACTTCAGTGTTGACGGTCGGGGTCAGCGCGTTGCCGGTGAGGCGCAGCGTGTCCCAGGTACCGGTGGGAGTAACGCCGGGCGTCACCTCCGCAATGATGTGGCTTACAACTTTTGCGCCGCTCGACATGGTAAGTCTCCAGATTGCGGTCGTAAAAAAACCGCCATTTGGCGGCCTGCGATGGGCGAGCGGTTTGCGCTCAGCTGGTCTTTCCGAGATCCTTGAGGGTTGCCCGATACCCGAGATTCACGCCTTGCATCACAGCTTCTTTGATGAGGTCCACTGTCGATATCTTGGCCTTCAGATCTTCGCCGAGCTTCGTGTCGAGAATCTTGTCCGCCAGAAAAGCCGCGACTGCATCGGCGCCTTTTTCGCGAGCCGCCTCAAACCCGTTCGGCTCCTTGATGGCGAACTGATTGGCGCTGACGAGAAACTGCGAGTCAATACCCAGCCCAATACCGGCAGCCACATACTGGCCATCCACTAATTTGAGTTTGACCGTCCACTCAGGGGCCAGCTTCGCCGCCTGAACGCTGGATTTATCGGCGTGATCCTGCCGGACATACGTCACGCCATCGACAACAACGAATGGCCTGGGAAAGTTGCATTGCATGGCGCCAATGTGGGTGGCAATCCCTTCATCAGCCTCGCATCGGGCGATGGATTCGGAGAGGACGTTTGCCTGGGCAATCTGTTCCAGCGGCGCCAACGGCTCAGAGTCAGATGCCGGCGCGCAGCCAGTCAGTCCGATGACACGAACCACGCCTTCGATTTCTAACTCTCCGCTTTCTTTGTGGAGCTTCCAACCGGAGACACCCGGCACATAATTTGCGCTCTGCATTTTTCCTCTCAGCCGGCGCGAAACCGGATGTTGACGTTGATTTGGTAGAAGCCCTCGAACTCGCCGGCGACCACTTGGCTGGCTTCCATGCACTCGAGGTCGCCGGACATCCAGTAGGCGAAGTGCGCTTCAAGCGCGTCGGCCAGTTCGTTGATGGCTTTGGTTCCGGTGCGTTCCCGGGCGAAGCATTGAATGCTGATCTGCCCGGGCTTGCGGGTGTGCGGTCGGTCGGCCATGCCAGCCATGAAGGCCGAGGCGTACTGGATATTCAGGCGGCACCAGAGGCCGGTAGCCGGCGGCGTGAACACTTCCGGCTGGTTCGGGTAATCGATCCGCGCCTGATCAATGCCAGTGAAGACGACCATGCGTGCGGTGATGAGCGCTCTGATCTGCGTGAAGGTCATTCTCGATACGCCTCGCTTACGCCTATGAAAGAAAGGCCATACACGCCTGCCGGCGCCTGTCGACTAAAGCCTTCCTCTGTGACCTTTTGAGTTGGTCCGTTATAGCCACCATTCTCCAGCCGCTCCGCATAGGGAAGATTGGTCTGTATGTAGACGACTGTGTAAGGCTCAAGGCCGGAAAGGACCGCACTTCCCTTGTCGAGGGTGTCGCTACCATTCCTGTCGGTATGTGTCGTTACGGTATAGACCGGGCTTCCGACGCTCACGATGTGGCTACCCCTGAACCTACCGCTATCGACTGGCGACTTGCTGATGACTTCGCCAAGCAATGCCATGGCTATGACTCGCACGCGTCGAGCAACATCCTGATCGATCTGGTCGGCGAATGCCGTAGGTGGGATGCTCCAGCCCTTGGCCATCAGACTTTCCTCAGCTGGATCTCGTAGTGGGCGCCGGCCGGGTCGGTCTGGACGTTGACCACGTCGAAATTGTTGATCTTGTGGCCTATGTCCGGAACCCCGCCGATGATTTCGTTGGTCAGAGCGATCAGTAGTTGGTCGGTGGCGCGGATGTTCACACCGTCGACCTGAGCAATCTTGAAGGCGTCGAACACGCCCCGGCCTGTGTAGGCGATGACGACAGGGTCGCCCGCCACTTCATTGACCGGATCCCACGTTCCCGGCAGCGTCACGCCGCCACTGAATGGCTGCACTGCGTCCGCTAGATCAGTGTCGAAGGCCTCAGCCAGATCAGCTTGGATCTCTTCACGTAGGCCCATGGGTCACCTGTACACATTGAAGCTGAAGCCGCTGACACGCCATGGCGCGAGCAGCCCCAGCGCGAACTGGACCCCATCGGGCAGCGCAGTGGATTTGCTGGTGTCGATCGAGGCGAACGTCTTGCTGGTGGTCACCGATCCGGCTTTCACCGTCTTGGCTTCCAGCGACCCCTCGGTCTGCTGTTGGTACAGCTTGCCCTCGGAGGCGACAACCGCTAGCTCGGCGCCGGCCTGCTTCACCCCTTCGGGAATGGCGTCCATATCGACACCGACCAGGTTGAGCGAGGCCAGATAGGCATTTGCCTGCAACACCGCCCGGGCTTTCTTGTCATCTGGAGCCCAAGAAGGCCCGAGTTCGGCGTCAACGTCCGCCACGGTGATGTAGGTAGCCATCAGGCCTCCGCTTGAATGAATGGGGCCGAAGCCCCGGGTATTACTGGTTGGCCTTCAGCAGTGCGAGCAGCTCAGGCTTCGAGTCGTTGACCTTGTAGGTCACGCCCTTGGCGTCGAGCTGTTCCTTGATCTGCACGACGGTCAGCTCGTCGAGCGGGTCGGTCGCGGCCGCCAAGCGGTCTTTCTCTGCCTGCGCCAGCAAGTCATCGACCTGCTTCTGCAGCTCTTCCGACTTACTCACAGCAGCATCGCGAGCATCCGCCAGGTTCTGCATGCCCGACTGAATGCCGGACAGGGCCTGATACAGGCGCATCGCTGGGCCTTCGCCTTCAACAGGATTCAGTACGCCTGCTTCAAGGCCGGCGGCCAGCGTATTTACTGCGTCGAGCTGCAGAGCCTCGCGGGACGGCTCAGCACCGCCGCCACTGTTACGGCCACCACCTTCTTCGATGCGCGATCGCGCGTGATCGACGCCACCAGTTTCACCCACGGTCTGCGGGCCGACGGTGATCTCGCCTTCATCACCCGAGAAGCCCCAGCGAGCTTTGATGTTCGGGTCGATGTGGTTGTCTTTTTTAACGGTCATGGGTTTCTCCTGGATCAGTGCTGCGCGGCGGGCAACTCACCCGCCGCGCGCTCGGTTACGGCGTTGGCGCAGTAACGAGGGAGGTGATGAACGCCATAGGCACCTGCTTGCGAGCGAACTTGCGCTCCCAGTTGGTGGCCAGCGCCAGGTCCGCCCAGTTCGCCGAGATCGGGCGAGTGGTGGTCGGGGTACCGGTGATGGTGGCGCTGGTGAACGAGAAGCCCAGCGGATGCACAACGAAGTTGCGACGAGTCCACAGGGTTTCAGCGCCACCACCGTTACCGCGATCAGGCGTGCGGTCGTATTCCAGGCCATCCTCGCCTTCCGGCTGCTGCTCGGCGTAGCCGATAGCGCCCGGGCCGAAGATGATCGACAGGTACTTGGCGGTTGGGCCGGTGCCGATCACAGGCAGACCGTCGTCCAGAACGACCGGCATACCTTGGAAGCGACCGAACTCTGGGGTCTGATCCGCAACCGGCGCGAAGTCGATCTGGTTCTGGATCGACAGCTCGGTATGAACCGCCGAGTGCATGGCGATGACGCTCAGGCCGCCCAACTGGCCGGAGTAGTCGCCCATCGTGCCCTTGGCGCGGATCACTGCCGCCGGATTGATGATGCCGCCGGCGTCTACGACCATGTCGCCGCCATTGGAGGCGATGTTGTCGTTGTAGATGCCCACTGCGGTGGCAATCGTGCGGCGCTGGGCCACGCGCTGCCAGTAGGAGATCAGGCGACCTGCCACGAACTCCAGCGGGTCTTGCTTGGTGATGTTTTTCACCAGGTTCATGCAGTTCCAGCCTTCGTTGAGGTACGCGGCGCGCGCCTGCATGGAAGCACTGGTGACCGACAGCGGTACCGCGATATCGGTATACACGTCGTTCGAGTAGTTCGACTCGATGGACGCGTCCAGGTCAACCCACCACGGAATGGTGAAGGTGTTCGACGGGCTGGCCAGCAGAGTGGTCATATCCGAGTTGGTGGTCAGGATGCCCGACTGGAAGAACGCGGTGCGCTCAACGGTGTTGACGGTGATGTAGTCGCGCAGCTCATCGCGGAACACGACGTCCGAGAGAATGGTTGGCATTGCTGAATTTCCTTTTACTTGGCCTCAGCAGCGGCTTTCATGCGCGCGTGCTCGGCGGGGTTGGTTCGGCGAAGCTCTACGCGCTCCATGCCGGTCATTTGGTCCCACGTTTTGGTGGCCCCGCCACCCTTACCCCCGGCAGCCCCGCCGCCGTTCGCTTGCGTGCCGCGCACCAGTGATGCGTAGCGCGGCGCTTGCTGGAATTCTTTTGCCAGGTCTTCGAGACTGGCGATGGTCAGGTTGCCGGAGGCGTCCGTGACCTTGACCTGGCCTTCTACGATCTTCAGGCGGCGCTGGACGAACTCGGCGAGGATCTCGGCGTTTTCGCCGTCGGCGATGCTGCTGGAGACCTTCGAGGCTGCCGACGTCAGGTCGCGTCGCTCAATGTTTGCGGTCAGTTCGGCCAAGCGCGTACGCTCTTGCTCAAGGGCTTGCTGAGAGCTGGTGTACAGCTGCTCGTATTCGCCGTTCGCTCGCTGCGATTCTTCTTGCAGGCGTCGCTGCTCCGCTTCGGCTGCGTCGCGCTTGCGCTTTTCTTCCTTCTTCTCGGTGAGTAGCGTTTGCACTTGGTTGCGCAAGCCTTCGAGGTCATCGCTGCCCGTAGGCAAGCCCTCAACGAAGAGAACGAAGTCATCGCCCATCGCCTTGTAGAGCGCCTGCATGGCCGCATCGAGCGCTTCGTATTCCGCCTTGCTGATCTTGTACTTCATGTCATCCCCCGGATGATTTGCCGTTGGCTCAGCCTCAGGCATAAAAAAACCGGCTCAAGGCCGGTCGTTTGTGTGGTTCTTTGTCAGAGCCCTGCTCGCTCGAAAGCCAGCGGCTCAAGGTCTTTCAGCTGTTGAAGGGTCAGCGTCTTGCCGTTGTCATCCACGAACTTCTCCAGCGTCAGCTCGCCCTTGGTGAAGAGCGCGTAGCGGTTCGGGCCAAGGATATCTCGCTGGAACGCAGCAGGCTGGCGCGAAAGCCACTCCTGATAGCTCGTCTTGCTGGAGACCAGCGTGACGCCGTCAGGGCCGATTGAGGGCCGGGTAGAACCGGGAATCTCGCGGGCAAACTGATCTTTCAGCACTGGCAGCGCGCCTGACCTGCAATTCCAGTGGCCGGGTGGCTTGGGGTCGTCCCATCCGTAGATGTGCTGATCCCTCGCCTGACACATGGCGCTGGTCTTGCTGTCGAGCGTGGAGATCCAGCGCCAGCCCTGCAGGATGTCGTCGTTGGCCTTGAGCGTTTCCATGCGCGCCGTGCTGGCGACATGGTTGGTCATGGTGCGAACGAGCGATGAAGCCTGATCCTGATGCAACTGGTGGATGCTGGTAAGACGCCGACCGATCTGCTGGCTGGTCTCGCCCAGGCTGGAGCCGATTTGAATCTCGCCGATGATCTCGGCTGCCTTCTTCGTGCCGAACTGGTCAAGCGCACCGCTGATGCTGATCCGCTGCACACCCTTGCGAGCCTCCAGCAACATCGGGTCAGCCAGTGCCGCCGCGCTCACCATCTCAGCTGATGGCACGTTGAACTGCACAACGGCCTTAATGACCTTGCCCAGCATCTTGCCGTTGAACTCAGCCTCATAGACCGCGAACTCGCCGAGGTCGAGCTGAGCTCTGCCCTTCATGTCGTCGTAGATGCCTCGCAAGTCGCCTTGGAGCGTTTCGATCTGCGAGGTATACCGACGCGTGCCGTAGGCGCTCAGTCCTGCCGCCACGCGAGCCTTCGCCGTATTGATGGCCTTGCTGATGAATGACGCCACCCGCTTCAGGTTGCCGCCGGCGTATCGCTGGACGTAGACCTGGTGCCGAGTGGTGGCATCCGTCAGATAGCCCTCACTACTCATCCTTCACCTCTGGCGGCTCGTTCGGTTTCAGCGGGTCGTCTTCGCTACCCGGCACCGGCGCCTCGCCCTCGCGATCTTCGTCGATGTCGTCATCCGTGCGATCAGACTCCAGCACGCCCGCCTGACGCAGGTTAGTGCGCAAGTCCTTCTTGGCGATGATGCCCTGTTGCCAGAGCTGCATCTGAGCCAGGATCGACTGAGCATCCATGACCTGATCGAAGAATTCCTGATTGAGCCAGAAGACCGTCCCGGTCTCGTCGATCGCATCCATCATGAAGCGCTGGGCATCGAACAGGGAAAGCCGCACAGCCTCGGACACGTTGCCGGCGATCGTGCCCAGCACCGAGTTATCCGAGCTGTACCGGATGCGAACAGCCTCTGCCGTCTCGGCGCCGCCGCCCTGCTGGACGATACGAGCGCCGATCATGAGCATCTGATCTTCCTTGTCCTTCATCAGCTCGCGGGCCAGTTGCGTTTCGTTGGCCTGCAGCATGATTGCAGTCCCGGACTTGCCGAGGTTGTGGCCCCGGCGCGAACCAATATGCATGCCGTTCGGGTTCAGCTTCACGAACTCAGTAGGGTCAATGTCCGTGGTGATGAACAGGCTTGGCTGGGAGCTGATGAAGCCAGACTCTTCCACCGTTGCGCTGTTGCCGTAATGGAGAATGTTCACCTCGGCCAGGTCTTCGAGCGGCGCCTTGTCGATGCTGGCGTCGTTGTTCTGGGAGCCGAAGAAGTGGAACGGGATGTGATCGAATGACTTGCCAGTCTTGTCGGTCGGGTTCGTCTCTACGCCGTCCGGGGTGTCTTCCGTGTACACACGCTGAACGTAATTGCCGTCGATCAGCATCAGCGCGCGGTATTGATCCTTGGCGGTGAACTCGAACCCGTCAGCCGTGGCTTCGTTGATCTTTTCGTGCAGCACTACCAGAGTCAGCCGGCGTACACCGTCGATCACATCCTCGCGCCAGTTGACGATGCTCTCGGCCGGATAGAAGTGAACGTAGGCACGCGCATTCGCGGCCTGGGCGACTGTGAGAGACGTCTGACCCTCTGGCAGCTCCACCTTTGGAAAGTCCACCAGCAGCCCGCCACGACCAGTGTCGAGGCATTCGCCGGTTGCCTCCTTGCACAGTTGCTCAAGGCTGGATCCGTCGCCGCTGACGTTTTCGAGAAGGTAGTCGATGGCCGGAGGCAGTTCGATTTCCGCCGTCTTGCGGAAAACCGCTCCCAGCAGGCCGGTACGCGTGCGACCGGTGAAGTTGAGGAACATTGCCCGCTTTTTGAGCTGCTCATAGCGCGCGATGTTCTCGGGCGACTGATTGAGCGGGTCAGGCATGGGCAGATATTCGTTGTACTTGCGAACCTCTCGCGGCCCGGCTACGCAACGCTTGACCAGCTGCCAACCGGGCAAGGCATCGCTGTACTCCTGCCTGATGGCGCTGTAGTTGGGCATTGCATATAGCCTCAGAAGGTGAACGTGACAGGAATGTGGGTCATGGTGACGCGCTTGGTCTTGGCGACAGCGAAGTAGCGGAAGGCGTCAGCAGGGTGAGACGCCCAGTCATGAAGCGGCTTGTCTTTCCAGCAGCCCTTCTTGTCGTCCCACTCTTTGCGGTAGTTCTCCAGCGCGGTGATGCCCTCTTCGCACTTCGCCTCGTCAAAGGCGCAGAGCCCGAGGATTTCCCGTGCCTGATCAATGCCGTCGTCGACGCCGATCTTCGGCACGACCTGGAACGTCATGCGGTAGTGCTGGCCGTCGATCTCGTAGCCTTCGCGCGCCATTTCCCGCCGGGTCTTGGCATCGCTGCCAAACTCGCGGTTGTCGATGTCGTGCGGCCCCCAGTGCTCGGAGTAGGTGTAGCCCTTGTCCTTGAGCACCTTCATGTAGTGCCGCAGGCCTTCCCCGCTGTTCTGGTAGAAGTCGATGACGTGGTACTCGGTGCCGACCTGACGCACGAACCAGATGGCCGTGGAGTCGCCGACGCCGATGTCCCAGAAGGTCATCACCGGCAGGTGGCTGTTGTCTGGCAGCGTGCCGATGCGCTGAGCTGCATACAGCTTGGTGAA